TTATATCCAATGCCTGATGATGCTTACTCGCTTAAATTTGAGGTAGTTAAAAGGCAGGAAGATTTATCGAGCGATAATGATCAGTTGTTGGTTCCTTCAAAGCCAGTTATTCATCTTGCCGTTGCCTTGCTTGCACGAGAGCGAGGTGAGACAGGCGGAACATCTACGGTTGAATACTTTGCTATTGCTGATAAGTATTTGTCTGATGCTATTGCTATTGATGCGGCAAAGCACCCAGAAGAGATGATCTTTAGGACTATCTGATATGGCTCAACAGTTACGCAATATTAATCTTGTAGCGCCAGCATTTAAGGGAATCAATACTGAAGACTCCCCTATTGCTCAAGACCCTTCGTTTGCTGAAGTGGCTGATAATGCAGTCATTGATAAGCGAGGGCGTATTGCCGCGCGTAAAGGTTATAGCGTATCAACTACTGATAAAACCGCATTGGGCAGTGGTTCAATTAGAGCAATCGAGGAGTTTAAAGAGGCTGGTGCCAACAAGATATTTTCTGTTGGAAACAACAAAGTATTTAGTGGTGTTACTACGTTAGTTGATGAAACGCCTGCGGGTTATACCGTTAATAATGACAACTGGAAGATCGTTAGTTTTAACGACAACCTTTATTTCTTTCAGGACAACCAAGAGCCTTTGGTTTATAGCAATGCGTTTGAAGTAGTTACCGTTGATAGCACAACGGGCTTTGTGGTTGATGAAGAAATTACCGGCGGCACCTCATCAGCTACAGCAACCATTAAATCAATTCATAGCTCTACTGAGTTATACATAGAGCAAACAAGGGATGGCACGTTTACAGCGTCAGAAACCTTGACTGGTGGCACATCTTCTACTACAGCAACATTTTCTTCTATTAGCACTGGCTCTGTTTTAAAGATGTCAGATGTTACTGGCGCGTCTTCTGCAAATAGCATACCTAAAGGCAATGAAGTTATTGGCGCGTATGGCCGGTTGTGGACAGCGGATACCGATACCAATACGTCTACTGTTTATTGGTCTGACTTGTTAATCGGACAAAATTGGACAGGCGGTACTAGCGGTTCTATTAACATTTCTAAAGTATGGCCTGATGGCTACGATGAGATTGTTGCTCTATCTGCTCACAATGGCTTTCTTATTATCTTTGGCAAGCACAGCATTGTTGTTTACCAAGGTGCAGAAGCGCCTGCTACTAACCTAATGCTAGTTGATACTGTTGCTGGCATTGGCTGTATTGATCGCGATACTGTTCAACATACTGGCACTGACGTTATTTTCTTGTCTGATACTGGGCTACGCAGTTTTAGTCGCACTATCCAAGAAAAATCTATGCCAATTAGCACGCTGTCTAAAACCATTACAAAAGACATTATTTTGCTAACCCAAGATGAATCAAGTTTCTTTCGGTCTGTGTTTAGCCCTGAAGAAAACTTCTATTTATTAACTTTTGTTGGTCAGCAAATAACGTATTGCTTTGATGTTCGCGGCACGTTAGAAGATGGTTCGTTCCGGGTAACTCGATGGCCAGGTTCTTCTTATACGGCTTATGATCGTGCAGAAGATGGAACGTTATACATTGGTAACTCGGATGGAATCTGTCAGTACACTGGTTACTCTGATAACAATGCTAAGTATCGATTTAAGTATTACAGCCCGTCATTGACGTTTGGCGATCCAACACGTCTAAAGCTGGTTAAGAAGATTAAACCTACATTGATTGGCTCAAACAATGCTAGTGCGTTTATTTACTTTGGGTATGACTTTGAGACAACGTACCGAGCAACAGAATTTGCAATAGGCAATCAAACACCAGCTTATTTTGATGTTAATGAGTTTGGCACTAATTCTAGTCCGTTATCTGAGTTTACTGGCGGCGAGTTAACTACTCAAAAGAATTTAAATGCAACAGGGAATGGAGCGACTGTAGTTGTTGGCTTAGAGGCTGACATCAATGGTTTTGCTTTGTCGTTACAAGAAATTAATGTCCAAGCGTTACTAGGCAAAACCGTTTAATTAAGGAGATACAAGATGGATCCGTTTTTGCAATGGTTAATGGGGGGTGCTGGAGCTGGTCTTTTAGGGCAAGCCTATAGCCAGCTCGGCAATGTCGGCCAGCAAGGTCTTAGCTATAGTCAACAGTTAGCCAACCTTCAACAACAACAAGCGGCGTTTCGTCCTTATACGATAACAACGCCGACAGGGGCTATGTTTACGGCATCGGCTCCTGCTCCTACGCCCGTAGGGGTTGGGGCTCAAGGGTTCTTTGTTGATCCTTTGGCTGGTAGCGGTCAAGAAGGCGGCCAACAAGATTATATTGATCCTGACTTTGATCAAGAAATGCTAAAGTCATCACATCCTTCGCGAAACATGGCTCAAGCTAATATGTCAGATCCTTTGCCAATGCGGCCAGAGGGTGCTTTTGATCCAACTATGGCGGCACCTCAACCCGGTCAGTTTGGTATGCAGTTGTCTCCCCAAGAACAACAGTTCTATCAGAATATGTTTGGCGGTGCTGGTCAGTTCTTTCAACAAGCGGCTATGCCTACCGCAGATCGCGAGTCAGCTATCTATGAGAGGATGAGAGCGCTATCAGCCCCAGAAGAAGAGTTAGAGCGACAAAGCTTAGAACAGAGGCTAGCGGCTCAGGGTCGGCTAGGAATGCAGACAGCGCAATTTGGGGGCGCTCCAGAGCAACTAGCAATGTCTAGGGCGCAACAACAAGCACAGCAGTCTCAAAAGCTAGCGGCCATTCAGCAGGCTCAAGCAGAGCAGGCACAGCAAGCGGCGTTAGGACAGCAGTATTTAGGTGCGGCTTACATTCCACAAGCTCAAATGCTAAATGCGTTAACACCCGGAATGACTGCGGCAGGACAGGCGCAACAAGCTCAAATGTATGGCGCTGGATTGTTTGGTGAAGCGGCGGCATCTGGTTTGGATATGCTACTGGCAAGCGCACTAGGAAGAGCTAATTTAGCAGGATCACTTGGTGGTGGCTTGTTGGGCGGCGCTCTTGGCATTGATCTGTCGGATATAACAGACGTAATTTGAGGGTTTAAAAATGGCACGTTTTGGCAGAAATTTATTAGGTGACTTGGCTAACCCTGCTTTTGCTGGTGGGCTGTTTACTGCTGGTCAACAATTGGCCTCCGCTCCTCGCCGAAGAGAAGAAGCAAGGCGAACTCAACAGCTTCAGAAGGGCTTGCTTGGTTTAGAGCAAATGGCGGCTTCTGGCCAACTAACCCCTGAGATGTATCAAGAGGCATTAGGCTCATATTCAAACCTAATCACTGATGACAAGAGTGCTCAGTTAGTTAGAGAGACTATGCGTAGAGTTCAGTCTGACGTTGAGGACGAAGATATTAAGAGAAAGAACCAGAACGCATTTACCGTGGCAAGCAACGCCATGACTAGTCGAGACCCGGCTGTAATAAGAGATGCAATTATTGAGCTTCAAAAAGTAAACACAGATCAGTCTCGTCAGCTTGCCTCTCAATTGGTCGATAGGGTCAACTATCTTGAAGGGCCAAGAGCGCAAACAGAAAAATTAAATTTAGAAGCGGCTCAGTTTCAAGCCGAAAGAAGAAAAGAAGAGATTAGGGCGAGAAACATAACTGGCGCTTGGCTCAAGATGTCAGAAGAAGACAGGGCTTTGTTTAAGCAAAATTTGCCTGCATCAGACATGGTAACAATCGAAGCCCTTGAGATGTCTCAAGCTCAAAACGAAAAATCCCTATACGAGATAGAGGAATGGAAGTCATCTAAAGATGCCCCTCTTCCAGTTAAATCAACCAGAGACTTGGTTGAATCCATCTCTGATGACAGCAGATTGAGAGACGCTCTTCTTGAGCAAATAAGTCAGATTGAAAATGAAGTAAAAGACTCTGAAGGAAACTACCAGCCAGGGCAAAAAAACCGAATAGCAAATAGGCTGGAAGCAATTTACTCTCGGGCGTTCTCTATAATTTCTTCGGAGCAAGCCGCTGATCTTGCTGACAGCAGATATAACCAAAAGCTTGTCGCTCAGGTTGAGCAGGACATAAATAGCTATCGCCCAAGGAAAGATCAAATAGAAGCAAGGGCACAAATTCTAAGGGATAAAAAGGATAAAGAAGGAAAAACATTTTTTGAGCCGAAAGTAGAAGAGTTTGAGGCTCAAGCTGAAGAAGAGCTTTTTAACGAATACAGAAATAGGCAGATCAACTTCCTTAAAAGATTAGTGCCTGATTACACGCCCCCAGGGGAGCGATCAGAAGAGACTGCTCAGCAAGCCACTCAGGACACTTCTGAAGAAGAAACATTCACCGAGGCTGAAGAAGATTTGATTCAAACTCAAATGGATGAATACGGCAAAAGCCGACAAGAAGTTATTGCCGCATTAAAAAGCAAAGGCTATCTATCGTGAGTAACGTCATTCCTAACCTGTTTGACGAAGAGCCAAGGGTTATTCCTGGTTTGTTTGATGACGAGCCAAAGGTTATTCCCAATCTGTTTGATGATGTCGCCGACAATACGGCAACTCAAGATCTTCAGGGGGCTTATCAAAAAGTTCTTGACGGGCTTTTCTTTGGGTTTGGGGATGAGGTATTGGCTTCAGTGCAAGCTGGATCTGATGAGTTTTTAGATTCGTTTAGGGCTACTCCGGGCGACCTTAAGTTTAAAGCTATGTCTGCTCTTAGCTTATCTGCAATAGATCTTTTTCAGGACGAAGAGACTATCAATGACTACGAAAATTACCTTCAAAAAGCCAGAGCCGTAGAATCTCGGTTTGAAAGAGACAATCCAATCTTGGCTACCGGCCTTGAGATTAGCGGAGCATTAGGTTCAATTTTTGTTACTGGCGGTGCGGCTGGTGTTGGTGCGGCGTCAACTAGGGCGGGGAATGTAGGCAGGCTTGCCGCGACTTCTGCCGCAGAGGTTGCCGCTTACGAAATAGGAGAAGGCGAAGGCGGATTCCAAGCGAGGGTAGAGGGAATAGATCCAGCGTCAGTAGCTCTTGGCGCGGCGATTGGCGGTATTGGCGGTGCATTTTTAAGGGGTGTTGCCGAAACGCCACAACAAAAGCAAATCTTTGACAGAGCCACCGCAACAAAAAAAGACACAATTATTAGTGAGTCTTCTGCCGCCGCAACAAGAGGTCCGTTAGGTTTAAGAAGAGAAGTTGTTGCAGATCCCGCCGCATCGGTGGTTGAGAAGCTAAAGAAAACAACGGATGCGTTAGGGCTTAGATCGAAAAACTGGCACGCAGAAAACGTCAGCGAAGAAAGCGCAAGAAGGATGGTTGATGCTGATGGCCAGGCCATGAGAACAATGGCAGAGACAATCCAAACTTTGGACAATTCTTCTGGTAAGAAAGGATCTTTAGCTCGGTTAAGTGATTGGTTTGAAACAACCGATGCTGGAGACAGAGCAAAGCAGGCATTAGCTGACGCTGGGAAGACCGGAAAGTATGGCGTTGTTGACGACCCTGCTATTCGCCAGGCCAACTTCAATAAAGCTTACAACATAATTCGCTACGAAGCTCCGACTGAGATGCGGCGTATCTTTGATTCAATTAATGGCACCCTCAGAACAGTCAAGGAATTAGACCCAAGCAATAAGGCAACCGGAGATTACTGGCCTTACTCTCTTGTTGATGGCGTTGAGTATGTTTCGTCTACGTCGTCATATAAGTCTCCGGTAGCTTCGGCTCTGGAATACATCGAAGATGTTCGTGTTGCTCATTCAATCGCTAAAAACTACGGCGTTGATGTTAGAAAGCTACAGCCTATGCGGAGTGCGAATGATGTAAGAAAGTATGCCTTGCAGTTAGAGAAGCAAGGCTTGAGCGAGTCAGAGATTACAGAAAAGGTTACTAAGCAACTTCGCTTGATACCCAAGTCAAATACAGAAGAAGTGATCAATGCTGTATATAAGCTGGATAACAATCTCAGCGAAGCTCAGAAGGCAAATCAACGAGATATATTAACCACAACATTTATTAACGGTAGAAAGTCTGCAAACAAAGGGCTTGATGCTCTTAGGGTTGTTGTAACCACATCTCAGTTAGCCAAGCTGTCTAATACAATCCTAAACGTCTCTGAACTTGGAATTGCGGCAACCAATTATGGGACTATCAATGCATTAAAAGCCTTGCCTGGGTCTGTCAGATCAATGTTGTTAACTGATGGAGACAAGATTGTTGATGACTTTGGGAACACATTACGAGCGCCAGATCTTGGAGTTGTTAATCAGTTTCTGGGAGAAATAAAACAGAAGGGTTCAGGGTTTGTTGATAAATGGTCTGATCGTTTGTTCTCTATTGCTGGCGTTCGGAAAATAACCCGCCTTGGTCAAGAAGTCACAATCAATGCGGCATTAAATAAGGCAAAGTCTCTAGCGAAGAAAGGCAGGCTGTCGGAGTTTAAGTCTGCAAAAGGACTAAGCGCCGCCGAAATAAAACAGATTGAAGATCAGTTAAACAAGAACAACATCCGTCACCCGTTAGTTAAGGATCTTATATTCCGAGATCTAACAGACATTGCTCCTGTTTCTCGGGTATCAATGCCAAAGGCGTTTAATGAGCATCCTGATGGCAGGGTCTTTTACAGTATGCTGTCATTCATGATCCAACAACAAAATCTTCTTCGAGAGAACGTAGGAAGAAATGTTGTTCAGGGGTATAAGAAGGGGCTTAACACCAAAGAGGGTCGCGCTCACTTCAGAAAAGCTGGGGGCTACGGCCTTCGATATGTTGTCTTAACAGCTGGAATAGCTGGGCTATTTGATGATGGCCGAAAAATACTGAGAGGTGAGGAAGGTGCTGAATACGATCCTGTTGAGTCAACAGCCAACCAGCTTGTTCAGCTTGGAACATTCGGCATGGTTCAGCCTAGAGCAAAGCAATACGGACGGGATGTGTTTGATCCACTAAATCCTCCGCAGTTATCTATAGCAAGGGATGTTGGTAGCCTGATGGCGGAAACCGCAATGGGAACAGCTGAAATGGATGACTTTGCAAGAGCCACCCAAAGGTGGGTTCCAGGGGTTAGTACGCTTGATGACTTCCTCCGCTATATGGATGGCGAAAGACTTCTCATAGACTAATCCCAACTAACAAACTCCATCCAGCCAGCAATACCTGCCGCCCTGTCATTCTCCATACGGGCGGCTTCTGTTTTGTAATGCTTGGCTATGTCCTTTTGCTCTTTGTTCATACGCCTGCCAAGGTCTATGTCCTCAACCTTTTCTCGTAGCAGATCAAGAGCGCCTACTCCGTACTCATCAATGTAATGGCGGTAGAAGTAATCAGGGTTACTGCCGTACTTCTGGTGACAGCCGTAGCAGTGAGCAAAGGCGTTCATTGCATCGTACCTGACGCCCTTTTTGGATCGGCTGAAGTAATGAGAGCAGTGCAGTCCTGTGCTGTTTGACTCGTATTGAGCGCCACATCCTTGGCATTTGAAGTCATTACGCAATCTAACGCATCGACTAAACCAATGATCGGCGGCTGTTCTTTTTAATCTCATTTCATTTCATCCTTTAATGCTTGAGGAAACGGAACATATACCTGTTTATGCTCTGAGAGCCATCTCATTAGCACCTCAATGGCTTCGCTGGCTTCGGCAGGGCTGAGGGTGCGGGTCGACTCTTTGTTGTACAGAGCCTTTCCTATGGGCTTGTAGAGCATCTCTTTAACTAGCACTTCAGTAAAGGGCATCTCAAACTCTTCACTAAACGGATGCCTTACCCAGCATCCTCGCTCGTTTAACTCTTCGGCTACCTGCCTAAACCATAGATGCATTGCATTGTTCTGTCGATCACTGCGGTTTGTATCCTTGATCGAGTAGATTATCTTCTTGCCTTGTTCGTACTGGTGATTAACAAAGTTAATAAAGAAGTCCTTCTTATCCTTGTTATCGACTAGCCATCGGTGCGCTGGCTCCATAATTTCCCCTTTCAGTTTCCCCAGTTTCCCCAGTTTCCCCAGCTTCCCCCTAATACCCTTGTTTTACCCCCCCTATTCCTAGGCTAACCCGCCCCCTAAAACGGGGGATTACGGGGATTCTGGGTATTCTGGGTATTCTGGGTATTCTATTCGGTTTTAGCATATGGAAAAGTAAACACCGGCTTATCTTCGTTATGCCCATAGTCAACCGCTTGTTCGCCTTCGGTATAAGTATGCACATCAAACTCAGACATTCCGCTTTCTATTCGACTTTCAATTACGTCACAAGCCAATTGAATGGCATCGCGCTCGTTTTTGGCATGAACTCTGACGTAAGAATCAACCTCTGTTGAGGTTCTAATATAGTAGACTCGATCAGGAGCATGATT